TATATTTTTTCCCTGTTTCTACTTCTTCTTGATTTAAATTTCTACACCTAATGCCTATTAAATCCCCGTCTATATTTAAGTGAGGTATAATTATTTTATTTCTTAATATATCAAATTTTATTTGATACTTCTCCATTGTTTCTATAGAGATATTTTCATTAATCCATGATTCATGATAAAGATCATGATAAATTTTTAATATATTTTTATCATATTTCTTCAGTTCTGTTTTCTTGTATATTTTAATTTTATTGTATTTATTAATAACATCCCAATCATCAATAAGGTAATTAGTAATAAAACCACGTTTATTCTTTTGTTGAATACCTAATAATGTACATATATAATTTATTGATTGTATAAATGAATAGTTTTTAACTCGACCCACTAGTTCAAATACATCAAATGACTCCGAACAATGTGTATAACAATGAAAAGTTTTTGTGTCTATATAATAATATAATTTTAATGAATCTCCTCCATGACAAATTGTATTAAAAAGTATTTTATTATTATTTAAATCCTCTTTATAATTTACTCCACCTAATGAGTTATATATTTGTATTATATTCTCCTGTGATAAATTATCTCTAATTGATTTTGCATCCAAATTTATCACCACCTAATAATCAAAAGGAGGTTCAACTTCAACAACTTGAATATCTTCTTCATTTTCTTCTAATATTTTTTCAATTGTAGTTGATTCAATTGGTATAATTTCATAGCTATTATTTGTAAGAAATAAATCATATGTTCTCATATTACCTAAATCTACATAAAGCCACAACTTTACTTTTGTTACTTTCCCTCTTCTAACTTTATAAATATGATAAACTAAATTTGGTTGTTTATAAAATCCTTTAGATAAAATAGGTTGAATCATTTCCATATCTTTTTTTGTTACTGGAAGTCCTATAATGCCCACATCTAATTTATCGCCCAAAGCCTTTGCTCCACGAAGTAAGTTTTGATCAGCATCTTGCGTATTTTTCCATTCGCCTGTAAGCTGACTACTCGTATTAAAATGTATGCCTAATTTATTAGCTGTAAATTTCATTCTTTCTATAAATATATATAAAACATTATCCTCTCTTAACTTCATTCCTTTTGATTTATTAGCAATTTCTATTAACATTTTTACACTCATAAAAACATAATCAAAGAATACGTATCTTATATTTTTATTGATTTTGTATCTTTTAATAGTTCGTTCAATATCATCAATATTAAAATTAGGTATTTGTTCAATATAAAGAGGTGCTTCTTCAATAAATTTTATAGCGGATATTACTCTTTCTTCTTCATCATCTTTATATTTCCCATCTAGTATATGTGATTCATCAACTCCACTTAAATAAGCAATCATTATGGTTTGAATTTCTTGTATTTCTAATTCTGTTGTAATAAATAATGTTGGTTCAGAAAATCCATGATGTTCCCATTTTTTATCTTTAATATTGTATAAATAAGGAACTGCTATTCTACACGCATCTGCTGTAGCTAATCTACTTTTACCAAATCCGGTAGGTAATGAACGCATATATACCTTTTTTAATCTAGCTCCGCGCACAATGGTATTAAGTATATTGCTATTAATTGGAACCCCCATTTCAGGAGTTTCTTTTAATTCTTCAATTAATTCATTCATTCCTTTTCCTGCTTGTTGACCTATCTGACCTTCTTCTTTATAATATATTTCTTTCACATCTAAAAGTTTTTTATCAAAATGATTTATTATATCATTTAAATCCATACTATCAAATTTTGCTTGCATTTCTTCTTGATATTTTACATCAAGAATATTAGTATCATATATCTGAGATATATCAAAACCATTTTCTTTTAATTCTTTAAGCAAACTGTATTTTTTAACTTTAATATAATCATGTTCATAGTTTTCTATTTTAGTTAATTCAAGTGCTTTCTCTATATAAGACATTCCATCATTATCATTAAATATTTTATATTGTTTATCATAATTACTTAAATAATTATCTATTTCAATTACACTTAGTACTGCCAAACCATTATATATTAAATTACTAATAGCAGAAAAAACAATTTGATGGAATCTTTCAGGAAAATCATTAATAGACAAAGGATATTTTTCTTCCAATAATAGTTCTGGCTTTTTAATTATTGAACCAATGACATTTAGTATAGCCATTTTATCATACATTCTATATTACAACTCCTCCATTCTTATTAGATATGGATTCTCTAGTTTCTTTATTTTAACTTTCACTACTCTTTCAGTTACACAATTATTTAAATCAAATTCAGTTTTATCTAATTTGTCTTTTAAAATATAAAATTCTTTAGCTTCTTGATACATATATGGAATTATTCCTATCCCCTCACATTTAGAAATATCATTCTCTAATACATCAAAGAAATATTTTAAAGTATATAACATTCCACTGTATGTAAATTCATTTTCAATATAATATTTTTCTATTTGAACTTTAATTAAGGGTGTTAATTCTTTAATATTAAAAATCCCACATATGTATTGATACAATTCTTGTTTATCATCTTGTTGTGTATTTGTTTTTTGATAGACTTCTTGAACAACTTCCTTATAACAAGATATATGATATTTCTTATTCTTATATAGTTTAAAATTATCTTTTACCTCTATTGGTTTATTACATTTAGGACATATAGCTTTTCTTGCCATTTATAAAAACCTCTTTTAATTAATATTGGGGAAGATAAAAACAATCTTCCCCAATATTAACTTCTTATTATATTTCAAGTGTTTCTAAATCATTTAGAATAAGTTCCATTTGCTGTTGTTGTTTTTTAGTTGCTGCGCTTACTTTAGCACCTATTCCTAAATGAGTTTCAACAATTTCTGTATATTGTTCCATTCTATCTGCTTCATTTAATTTTATTGCAATTTCTTTAATTTTTTCTTGTAGTTCTTCAAATGTATAATTATTTGATTGATACTGTTCTTTAAATTTTGAGAAATCTACAGTTTTAATACCTTCAATTTCTTCTTGTCTTTTTACTGCTTCAGCCATTGCAGATTGTAAATTTTCTGCGGTAAATTCTTCAAGATGTGTAGGAAGATAATCTATTCTACTTCCTGCATGATACCTTTTTGTATTAACCATAAATAATGAACTTTTTATTTCTTCCCCATTTTCATCAAGGCCATTAACTGAAGCATAACCTATAATGTCTACAAGATTACAAATTGGGTCAATGCTTCGTTTATCTCCAGTAGGATAAATTTTTTCATAGGCTTCCCCATTTTCATCTGTAAACTCTCTTGTACCTTCATGACTTATAAAATACACTGTATATCCAGCACTAGTAAGAAGATTAATTTGTTTCCAGTATTCTGTTGCATATTCTGTCCAAAGTCCATATCCACCTGAACCATCTTTAATTCGACTTACCCCATATTGTCCACAAACAAATTCCTGACACATAATAGCGGATGCCTCAACTGTATCAAAAATTATTGTTTGATATAGTTCCTTTGCTTTATCTAATGTTTTAGAATTGGTTAATTGTTTATTTACTTTAACAAAATCTGCCCATTTTTGAACAGGAGCAAATGGAATACCAGGAATACCATTAATACCTTTTTCAAAAGCTATATAATAAGGTTTAGGAAGTCTACAAGCTTGTTTTGTTTTTCCTGTTCTATTACTACCATAAACGAGAATAGTTTTTCCTGCCATATCGTGCGATACCGTACTTACTGCTGGATCAAAAATATTAAATGACATATATTTTTTTACCTCACTGTTATTTTTTTATTTATGGTTGTTCAAGCGATACCATAAAACGCTACATATCCTAGAAATTTAGTTCTTTCTTGGGTTTATCACTTTTATTTCCAAAAGATTTATTTCCGCTACTAGAAGATTTTTTATCATCTTTCTTTATTTTATTTTTTAGTTCATCTAAATAAATATCCCTTTCAGTCAATGCTTTTTTAATTAAATCAACACTATAAGATTTTTCATCATCTTCATCATACTGTTCTTCTTCTCCACCAGTAATAATTAACTCATGAAGAATATTAGTAATTATCTTTTCTTTAGATTTTCCAAAACCTTTTTCAATTTGTTTTGTAATCTCAACAGTATTAATAATTTCTCCCCATATTTTACCTGTCTTTCCTATTTCATAATTTGTTTCAAGATAATTTATTGTATCCTCATCTACTACAACAAAAGAAATAGGAATAACTGCTCCACCGTACATAGGAATAATACCATCTACTATAACTCTTCCAGTTTCTTCATTATCTTTTACTTCTTTTTTAATTGCTTTAAAAAACATTTCTACTGTAAATTCGGCCTTGGGGTTATATCCCTTAGTTTCATCTACGCGATTTAAAAAATTAGTATTAACAGCAGGAAAACTTCTTAATTCTCCTGTGGGTGTATAATATTCATTTAAACTAAGTTTTCCTTTTGTGATTCTAACTTTTGTTGCTTGATCTTCTGTTTGCCCATTTTTTAATGCATCTGCTATTGATACGTATTCTTCCATTACAGTTACTAAACCTTTATATACAGGATTATCCTTTTTTTCTTTAGTTAGTTTATTAGCATAAATTCTAATTCTATGTTCGGCATTTTTTCCTGTAGTAATAACTACTTCACCACGAATTACATCTTGATTCCCATTTTCAGTTTTAACAACTGTTGTTTCAAGATTTTTTTCTTTCAATATACCTTCTATAAACACTTCGTTTAAAGCTTCTCTAATTTCCATACTATGTATTTCCTCCTAATTACTATTTTAATTTTTTACTATATCAATAAATAACTTTTATATAAGGTGGTGAAAGCATCCTCTTAATCGGTCTTATTTGACCGTCTTTAATTTTCGTGATAAAACCTCCCTTTGGTGCTGTTTTTAATCCATATATAGTGTTTTGTATTTTGTTTAAACACTATATGTAGTGTGTTTACTTAACTATTTTGCAACTTATTAAATGGTATTTTAAATGCATCACCAATTTTGTTAGCATTTTCTCTTGTTAAAAATGAAATTAATGAAATATAGAATACTATATTTTTCATATGTATTTACTCCTTATTATTTAACTCTAAAAAACTTTTCACGAAAATTAGTTTCTTTTGTACTTAACCAATTTAAACATAAACATAATAAAGATAGTAGTATATTAAATATTGGTATTAATAACATAAGAAAATAACCTGGAAATTTTGCTTCAGTCTCCCATTTCTCTTCGTATTTTATAGCTTTTCTTAAAATAAAATATGAAATAACAATTGTTATTAGCCAAATAATATTTAAAATTACATCCATATTTATTCTTCTTCCTCTTCATTTTCTTCTTCTTCAGTATCTTCTTCCTTTTCTTCCTTAATTAATTTTAAAGTACCTTCTTTGATTGCCATTACATCCCATACTTGCTTACACTCAGACCCATCTGCAACAAATTCAAAATTTGTTTTTTCACCTTTGCCTTTAATCTTAGTTGGAATTCCTTTTACTATTTCTCCATTGTTTTCTGTAACAAATTCAATTTTATCTCCTTCATTAACAGTTACTACTCCGCTTTCAGTTTGCACATCCATAACTCCCCAGGCATCTGAGGTATTGATTTTTAATGTCCTGGGTTTCCCATCAATTTCTAAATCAATCAATTTGTAATTATCGGTTACATTAAGCACTATATTTTTACCCCTTTCTTATTAATTATTTACTTTTTCTTTAAATCTATATTCCCCATAATATTTTAATTCTGCATTTTTTCTTACTTGTACAGCTTCTTCAAAATCATCGAAATAACCTAAGTGAACACATTTTTTATTTATACTTATAAAAACTCTCCATTTTTCATGATCCTTATGCCAACTTACTCCTTTAACGTTTGAAGTATTATTTTTATACATAAATTTATTCATCTGATTTTGACTTGGAGTAACTATTCTTAAGAACTCTTTACGACAATCAAAATTATCATGATATATATGATCAACCTCTAATTTTGGTGGACAATTAGTTACAATACGATGCATAAAAATGTTTCTAATTTTATTTGCTGTTGTTACAACATAACCATCTTTATTAATACTCCAGAAATAATCTTTTATTTTATTATAGTCTTCCAAATCAAAATAAAATTCTTCACCTTTTGATGTATAACCTATACCATATTTGCCTGTTAAATTGTATTTATTATATTTTTTTCTTTCTATATTTTTGGCAATTATTTTTTCTTTTTGTAAACACCCACATGATTTAGTATTACCATTCCTTAATAATGCCCCTTTAATTATTTTTAAACTATTTTCTCCCAAACAATCACAGATACACAACCATTGTGCATCACCATATTTATTATTCTCTTCTCTTTTAATTACAGTAAGTTTTCCAATCTTTTGTCCTGTCATATCTTTGAAAATATATATCATCTTCTTTCTGTTAGTTAAACCTATACCTTATATTTTCTCCCTTCTTTAATTTAATATTATTTGTTTGTATGTTACTATTATATTTTAGTTTTATTTCTACGTCAAGGAATGATAAATTACTATTCCCTGTCGATCATTTTATCTTAGTTCTACTAAATAATTAACTGTAGTTTGTTCTTCTTTGTAAACAATTATCTCGTCATTTCTAAGCATGCTACCTGCATGAGCATGTAAACAATTTGCATTTTTACTACTTTGTTGTAGTTTTTCATAATCAAAATTATGATACTTACTATCAAAAGAATGTACATCATATGGTTTTCCGTAGGCAATATTATACAAACTCATAAATGCCGAATTAGAATTACCACCAGCCCAATATGATCCATGATAAGATGTATATCCAAATGATTTTTGAGCTTTTGGAGCGAAATAAATTCCTATTCCAAACATTTTTCCTGTAATTAAAGCAGAAGGTCTTAATACTAATCCTGAATTAATAATTGACCACCAATTTTCATTCCTGCTTCCATGCCATAATAACTTTACATTATTTATATTATTGTTTTGTACAAAGTCATCAAATCGTTTTTGAGTTTTAAGATTAATAACTTTCCATGCTTGATAAAACTTATCACTAACATTTTCTAGTTTTTTCTTTATTAAGTTTTTCTCATCATTAGTAATATCTTCAATTCGTATACCCAAAGCATCTAGTATTGTTTGACTCGGTAAATCATATGTATTATCTTCATTAACTTCTTCTACTAAAGAATGTTGCACTACCTGCCCTTTCATTACATCAAGTAAATCTTGTTCTCTTTGAATTATTTCGGCATAATCATTAGTTTTTACTGCAAGATAGTCTTTAACCTTTCCCATTTTTCTGGGAATTA